CCTAGCAGTCGCTCCAAAGGGTGATAGAGCCTCAGCGATAGAGGAATATGTTAATGATCCAAATTTTCAATTCTTTGCTGATGTGGCAAAACAGCATGGATTTTTAATAGATAAAAATAACCCAAGCAGAATAGCAGCAAACCTAAGATCCCCGGCTATGGAAAGATATATGCAGAAGAGGGGGTTTGATAGTGTTGCTGAATTCTTTGAGCAATCTTACGATAAGTCTCACTTATTTGACATGAGGGCTCTTGAAGTATATGCTAAGGATATGTATGAGACATTTCTGGTAGACAACCCCTATCTTTCAACGTATGAGATTAGTCCACGGATTGGTTGCGATACTAAGACCGTGGCGTTAGCTCGCTCACTTGCACCAGCTAATTCTTTTGGCGAGGAAGATAGCATATTTGCTACAAGATGGTCTTTATCGACATACCTTTTCGTCAGGGCGAGCGAAAGAAATTTAAATATATCCCCAAATGAATATAAAATAACTCTGCGTACATTATACACGCTAAACGAGACAGAGGGTGAAGGCTATGACGAAGCCTTTAGGTTTATAATCGATCGAATTATCGGACCAGTTATCTAGACGGAGGATAAGTGTTATTTCAAACACTAGACGACAAAGATCAGTGTGTTGGCATCTACTATGACGGCAAACTCATCTTTAGTTTTGACGAATTTCCACAAGACCTGACAAGAACCTGGCGCTACAGTCCATACCTGCTTGGGTATCGTGGAGTGGACTATGCAGAGATCTATGCTCAGGGTAAAACACTAGACGAAATGTGCCCAGAGTATCTCAAAGAGGACTGGGAAGAGGTGTGTGCAAAACTTAAGGCGTTTCTTTTGTCGTTTAGCTTTGCTAAAGTTAATATGAGGCATAATTGTTTCTTTGATCTGGTTCCGCAGAAGTTTTTGCGAGACTATTGTCAAATTAAGAACCAAATAACAAACCACGTCATCGAAAGCTACCCTAAACCATCAAACTATAAGCATCTTGCAGCAGTAAACGCTATGATACGAGACATCGAGTCACAGTCGCTGTGTGTCGAGTTGGACTCTCTGTTACCGAAGGTGGCTGATATCAAGGTGTCTAACTTTATTAAAAGAATCAAGGAGTGCGATAATTTTATCAAGTACAATCTGTTCGGGACTGTTACTGGTAGGTTAACGACCAGAAAGAAGTCCTTCCCAATCTTAACAATGAACAAAGATTATCGACATGTCCTGAGACCAAAAAATGATTGCTTCATAGAGTTAGATTACAATGGCGCAGAGCTTAGGGTGTTGCTCCATCTCTTGGGATACGACCAGCCCGACTATGATGTGCATCGCTGGAACTTAGAGAATGTGTTTGAAAATAAAGTCACCAGAGCGGAGGCAAAGACACTGTTCTTTGCTTGGTTGTACGGTAGCAATTCTAAGGAAGTCAGAGAACATTCGCCGCTCCTAAAAAAGAAATATAATAAAGAGACTTTAGTGGACAAGTATTGGGACGGTCACACAATTAGAACTCCTTTTGATAGGGATGTGGTTGCCCCTAGGCAAAAAACCTTGAATTATCTGATACAGTCTGTAACAGCAGATCTTGCATTAGAGCAGGCTACAAAAGTTTGGGCTTTACTAAAAAAGAGGCGGGCTAAATCAAGTGTGGCTTTTATTGTTCACGACGCTTTAGTTATTGACTTTGATTTAGAAGATAGGGAACTATTTAATGAAGTTCAAGAAATATTCAGTGTGACTAGGTTTGGTAAATTTCCTGTCAACAAGAGTATCGGAAAAGATTTTGGTTCTATGAAAGAGGTTATATAAGTTGGATAAAATTTTAGGTCTTGGCAGATCGGTAAAAAAGATATTGAATGCTTTTGCGATCTATCCTCAATATGAGATTTTTTATCTCAGCGAGGACGACCTTGGTGACCACGGAGACATGGAGAGTTATGAGTCTGGCTTTTCTCCGCTAAGAATTGACAGCCGGCTGTTTAAGCTTAGGTATGAGGCTGAGATTTTGTTTGTTGTTTTTGGCGGTGCAGAGGTCAATGGGTGTTCTCTTCGTATACTTGAGATGTTGAAAGATAGTAAAATAACTATTTTATATATTGACCCAGACAGTGATTTATTAACCAAGCGACAAAGAATGAACAACAGAATTTCTCTTGGGGTGTTACAAGAATACGCCAGGTCTGGTATGTTTGATATGCTTTACATTGTTTCGGAAGTTGAGATTAAGAAAGCGATGGGCGAGGTAAGTTTGTTGGAGTATGACGATAAACTGGCAGACTATCTTGTTTCAACTTTTGGCATGTTTAATTATTTCCTTCACTCTGATCCAATTAGGAAAGTTGAAAAAGAAATCAAAAAGGGTTTGAGGATTGGCACCCTTGGGTTTTTTCAAATGGGAGACAGTAGAGAGGAGCTTTGTTTAGCTCCACTATCTGACATAAAACAGAAGGTTTATTACTATGGGCTAACCTCGGAAGAGATAAGTAATCCAGGGTTGATGACGGAGATAAGAGAACAACTAAGCCGGCAAAAAGAAACAGGGTTTGATTGTTCTTATGAGGTTCACGAAATAGATGGCTATCATAACTCAACCATTTTATGCGCCTACACTGACTACACTCAGCAAGTATGAGACATGTCGAACTATATACATTACTAAAGGAGCATGTTTGTTAGGTGTCAAATTTCAAAAGAGGGTGTTTGATGGCTACCTTTGTACGAGGTAGCGAAGAGGAAGTAGAGCTAGTAATACAAAGCATTGTTAATAATGTTTTGCTAACTAATAAGTATATTTTTGTAATGAGCGACGAGGATGATCCTGATAACAGGATTATTACTTACAATGCAGATGGGCACAACTCGGATATTAGAGAAGTTACTGGCGGTCACTTCACGCTGAGGTTGCACAGAAAAAAGAAAACAAATACTTTGTATACGATAAATGGGTTGAATCTAGCCATTGAGGACGAGCACGGTAGAACTGGCAGGGACTTGCAGTTAGATTGGGAAAAATATAGGAACTGTATTCTGCTAGCTAAGGCTGCCTCGCTCAAGGTTGTGCAAGCGAAACTAGAACAAATTTTAGAAGTAGAAAACTTGTAATTTTTTTCTTTACAAATATTTTAAATCATGTATTATTTAATTGTAGAAAGCAAGTGGCTGTGCGGTGCTTGCATTCTTGACTGCCTTCGGGAGTCATAACAACCTTGCTTATTAAAGGAGGAAACAAAATGAGCAATTTAGTACGATACAACACACCTAGTCTTCTTGGACGTTCGATCTTTGATGAACTGTTTGGAGACTTCCAATCACTGGCGAGAAAGTCAACCTCGGGATATCCCGTAGCTGACATCTTCTCCAATGAAGACGGGAGCACAACTCTTGAGTTCGCTCTCGCAGGTTTTAGTAAAGAGGATCTTAGTATTGAGATCCAACCAGAGAAAAGTAGTCTTACTGTGCGTGCGGAGGCTAACGGCGATGGGGACAGCAATAGACGTATTGCACGCCGCAGCTTCCAAAAGACTTTTGTGAACTATGATAGCAACCTAGACCTAACGGCTAGTACTGCTGAGTTTCACAACGGGTTATTGTCAGTCACTATCCCACGGAAGGCTGAGGTCCAGCCCGTCATTATTGATATCAACTAAGGTATCAAAATTCGCACAGCCAAAAGGAGGGGGGTAACCCCCTCCTTTTTCTTAGGAAACAAAAAAAGATTGAAAAAGTTCTTTACAGCATGTCGAAGTGGTGTATAGTATGTTTAAGGTCAACTAACCAGCAAAGGAGAATACAATGGGTATTGATCTAGATAAAATGCGTGCCAAGTACCAGGCACTAACCAACAAGGGCGGTAGCAGCGACGACCGATTCTGGAAGCCAGAAGAGGGAACTCAAGTTATCCGTATTGTAGCCCCGGAGGATGGCGATCCCTTCCGTGACTACATGTACCACTATCGTTTGGGCACTGAGGGTAAGACCACCTTCATCAGTCCACGATCGTTTGGTCAGAAGGACCCCATCGCTGAGTTTGGCAATCAGCTTTGGAACGAGGGCACTGACGAGTCAAAGGAAATGGCTCGCAAGTTTTTCCCTCGTATGCGTGTGTTTGCGCCAGTGGTTGTTCGAGGTGAAGAAGAGAAAGGTGTTCGCATTTGGGGTTTCTCAAAGACCACCTATGAAGCTCTGCTTCGCCTAGTGATTGACCCTGAGTATGGCGACATCACTGATGTACACACCGGCACTGACATTCGTGTTGATTACGGCAAGAAGGCTGGGCAAATGTACCCAACCACTGAGATCCGTCCAATGCGTAAGACGTCTGCCCTGGCAGAGAGCGATGATGCAATCAATGGGCTCTTGGAAACTATTCCTAACTTTGGAGAGTTGTTCCCAGAGACCACTTATGATCAAGCGCATCAGCTACTTCAGGAGACTCTTAATGCAGGTGTTGAGGACACCTCCGATGGAAGCACTCGTTATGCTTCGGAAACTACGGAGACCACCACCACCGCTACGGACAGTAACGCAGTGACCAACATTGATCAGGCGTTCGACGAGCTTCTGGCGTAGTTGACCCGTCAGCCCGCAGGGAGGCACGGGGCTACAGGTGTCTCTCCATTTTGGACAAAGAGGTAATCATGACTAAAACTCTCGCAGATGATCTGCGTAAAGAATTAAATAAAGCAGCGAAGGAAACTATCGCTTATGACTTGCACGGGGACAACCCCACAGATGTGAAGACTTGGATCTCTACTGGGTCAACCCTTCTTGATTATATTATTTCTAATCGACGAGACGGGGGCATCCCTGTTGGTAAACTCACCACGATTGCTGGCGAGTCGGCTAGTGGTAAGAGTTTGCTTGTGACACAGATCCTGGCAAACACTCAAAAGATGGGCGGCTTGGCAATCTATATTGACACTGAGAATGCGGCATCTCCAGACTTCATGGGGCAACTCGGCTTGGATACAGAGAATAACTTTATGTATATCCAGCCCGGAACTATTGAAGAGGTGTTTGAGAGCATCGAGCGGTTGATCAAACTTGTTCGTGAAAAAGCGCCTGACCGCCTGGTTTGTATTGTGTGGGACAGCGTTGCTGGCACACCAGTCAAGGCTGAGGTTGAAGGGGATTACGATCCCAACAGTCGCATCGGTCTGACAGCCAAGGCACTAGCTAAGGGTATGCGGAAAGTTACTGAGACGCTTGGTAAAGAACAGATCGCTATGGTTTTCACCAACCAGTTGAAGACCAACATCGGTGTGATGTTTGGAGACAACCGAGTGGAGCCAGGTGGCAAAGCTTTGCCCTATCACGCCTCTGCTCGTATCTGGCTTACCCAACACAAGGGTAAAGCCAACGGACAGATCCTAAACGAAAAGAAGCAGGTCATTGGTTTTCACACCAGTGCCAAGACGATGAAGTCTCGCTTCGGACCATCACCAAGGAGTTGTG